TGGTCTTTCTCAGGGTAGTACCTACTGTCTATGGTTTTGTTGTTAGTGATGAACGGAGTTTTAGAACGTACATAAGTTCTACATTCACTAACACTAACAACATCACGCTTAGTAGTCTCTGGCCTAGTGTTATGTCTCAAACGAATTACCATCGTGCTACCTCCTCATTGACTGGCCATCTACAGTCAGCACCTAGCATATCTATAATTAAGTTCTTGTAACCATTGGCATACAAATACTTCATTCGCTCAGCTGACAAATATGTAATGTTATCAACTAAGGGATTAGCTTGGGTGGAATGTTTACTGGTAGTACGGCTGTACTTGGTCTCGTTACCAAACCAGTGTTGAGTTTGGTAATCATATATATAAAGCGGCCAATGATCGTATGACCAGACAACATACTGTCGCTTGGAAAAGTAATAATTACCAGTAAGGGAACTACTATGGTTCTTAATAGGTAGTTTATTCTGTACGTAGTACCTACAATCAACACCAGATACAGTTACTTGCTTACTCATCGTGCTACCTCCAGTTCATACTGGATGATAGCTTTAGTGTTACGTCTAACCTCTCGGTTAGCTTGCTTTTTGATGTAAGTGTTAGCTGTTGTCTTGTTGCTATGCTTACGTTCACCAAGGTTATACTTAGCTTGGCTGATCCAATAGGTTCTGATGTTAAGTCTCATAAGGTTAGCTCCACTTGTTGATCGTTGTTGTAGTGTAGATGTAAAGTTACATAACCATTACGTTTGAGGTACTCAGTGTCGAGTACTGACATTACACTTCCGTTGTAGCTAGACGTGTTGTCGATAATAACAACATCATGGCCTACCATGTAGTCATAAACAGCATCACTCTGTGATAGATACGAACGACGACGAGGTTTCACATTTATAGATTTGTTGAGTTCGAGGTCTTGTAAACTTGACAGTGATGTCCATTGGTTAGTTAGCTTCATAGGGATTTCCTCCGCTTGGTTGAAATTAAAACTTTCGAAAAATCGAGTTTTCTGTATCGCAGATCGGCAAAAAAGTGTCAAGTTTCGCCCTGCCAAGTCAAAGAGTTATGCAACTAGTTAATAGGGGGGATATTTTAGATAAGAGATATGGCAGAATAACTAGCAATTTAACTAGTAGTAAGTATATGATATTATTAGGTTTATTTTCTGTAACCTTACAACTAGTTAGATTAGTTAGAAATAAATAATAATAAGGCCTGCCTAGTGGAGTATATATTATGTCAAGTTATGTATATGGCCATATAATCTCTACAGGGGAAGGGTTATTAAATAAATCTAACTAATCTAACTATTCTAACTAATACAACTGTATACTTTTAGCGAATATGTATGGTTTATAGGGGTTTACGGAGTGTAAGGTGTAAGGTTTTGAGACAGTAAGAAATCTAACTAGCTTAACTAATCTAACTAGTTGTAAGGTTTGGCTTAACTAGCACTATAACACCCTATCTGCCCCTAATGTGGCTCTTGATGGTCTCGCGCGTGACTCTATAAACCCCCGACGAATGGCGAACATAGTGAGCAACAAAACAATAGACAAAGAAATACCCTGCTAGATTGCTCTAACAGGGTTGATTGGTGTTATTTGTCGATGTATATGATTACACCTTGGAGTATTGCTACTATTGCTACTAAGAATGATGACAACATCATGCCTATATCGTAGAACATGTATGATAGTACTGTTGCGGCTATCATTAGGATTACTAATAGTGTCATTTTTAATCTGTATAATGTCATTTTGTTATTCCTTGTTTGATTAGTTGGGTAGGGCGACTCTCGCCGCCCTACTTATTGGTTGATTAGAACTTGAACTTAGGCTTCGCAGATGACTTAGGTTTCTCCGCCTCTACATCTACCTTAGCTATTGATAGTTTGCCGAATTTGTAGGCAAAGGCCATTGTCTCTGTGGACTCTATCATGCTTTGCTTGCGAAGTTCGTTTATGAACTGTGTCTGAAAGGACAATTTTGTATCCATTGCCTTTTTGTTAAGATCACGATACTCATTGTATCGTTTCTTAAGAGCCGCGCTCATTGAGTCCACGTCTACTTCGTGCCAAGTTAAGTTAGTTTTTGAATTAGCCATTGCTAATCTCCTTATAGTTTGGTGCAGTGCCACCTTTCAAAGAACTGTCTGTTGGGTCACTGTCCCTGTCGACAATTATCTTTTCCCATATTAATTTAAAAATGTAAAGTTTCGCTACCTTTCCCCTTGTTTATAAAGAGTTTTATTTTTAAGATGGAGGGGGGAGGGGGGGTAGTTGGACTGGCAAATTTTCTTGCCCCCCTTAATATAGTAAACCTCTCATAGCACGACCCAAAAAAAGGAAGGTGTAAAGTTTGTATACTTTGTAATTGAATTTGCTTGCCGATTCCGCATAATGCACCTATAGTTGCCCTGAAGAGAGGTGTATACAATGGACAGCCTACCGTTATTCCACACTAAATGGTCTGATCGTTTAGCTTTTGACATAGCTTTAATGCTTGAAGGTAGCGGTGAGACTGTTGATGAAGTAAAACAACGCCATAAAGTAAGTGGTCAAGACATATCTGGGTACAAAAATGACCCAGTATTTATGAAGCGTGTAAGCGCATATCGGGACGATATTAAGGAAAAAGGGCTTACTTTTAAGCTAAAAGCGCGTGCGCAGGCAGAAGAATTGCTTACTACTTCGTGGACTTTAATACACAATCCAGACGTATCTGCTGCTGTTAAGGCGGATTTAATTAAGTCTACAGTTAAGTGGGCTGGGTTAGAAACTAAAGCAGACGATGGAGATGCAGGTGCAGGCGGCGGGGTTAAGATAACTATAAACTTAGGCGGTCAGGATAAAACTATGACGGTGGATCATGAAGTAGAAGACGTTGAGGTTTCTAATGCTGGATAAGTTTGATGGGAAGTACAAAGGATTTCCCGCAGCTAGGTTTAGTAACTTGACAGACTATAATACATTTAGACTATTGCTTATTCGCGCAGGATATTCATTTAAGACTGCAATTATACCAGCGAAGAAAAATCGTAGAGCTAGGGAGATAATTATAATGTTGCTTCATACTATACCTCCGGAGGTTTCTCATGGCACTTGACATAAGTTACACTCCTCCTGCTACAGGTGAGAAGTTTATGAGTTCAGAAAAAAAGATGCGGGTGCTTATGGGGCCGGTTGGCTCCGGTAAGTCCGTGACTTGTTCATTTGAGATTATAAGACGGGCTTCTATGCAGAAACCTGACGCTACAGGTAAGCGGCGAACTCGTGCAGCTGTTGTTCGTGAGACTGCCAGGCAGCTACAGGATACAGTTATTAAAACTTTTCTTGACTGGTTTCCCCCTGGGGTGTGCGGACGTTACATGCGTACGACTAAAACTTATTTTTTTGAGGTTGGTGATGTTGAGTGTGAGATAATGTTTCGTGCGCTCGACGATGCAGATGATGTAGCTAACCTTAACTCTTTAGAGCTTTCGTTTGCATGGTTCAACGAGTGTAGAGATATACACCCTGACATTGTTGATGCGATGTCTAAACGTATTGGGCGTTTCCCTAGTTCTAAAGACGGCGGCCCAACGTGGTATGGTATGTGGGGTGACACAAACCCACCAACTATGGATACGTGGTGGTATTATCAGATGGAACAGATTGACCCTAAAGATGGAGTAGGTACAAATGATAACGGATGGGATGTATTTAAGCAGCCAAGTGGGCGAAGCGCGTTTGCTGAGAATGTTGAAAATTTACCTGACGGGTATTATGATACACAGGGGCGTAGTGAAGAATATATCCGTGTATTTATTGATGGTGACTACGGCCTAAGCTCTGCAGGTCAACCTGTGTATAAGTATTTTAGGCCAGATTATCATATGGGTAAGGGTTCTTTGCGCCCTATTAGTAACGGCGTAAGACCTATTGTAGTTGGTATGGATTTAGGGTTGACTCCAGCAGCAATTATAGGGCAACAAGACCCCCGTGGACGGGTCCTTGTATATGACGAAGCTGTTAGTTTTGACATGGGCGTGCAAAGATTCGTCCGCACGATACTAAAACCCCTGTTATATGAGCGTTTTTCCGGTATTCCTGTACTTGTTGTGGTTGATCCAGCAGGTGTACAGCGCGCACAGACTGATGAACGTAGTGCTGTAGACATCATAAAAGCAGAAGGATTACGCGTTATTGCCGCTAAAACTAACAATGTTAGTGCAAGACTTAGCTCAGTAGATGATTTTCTTATGCGTCAGGTAGATGGTGATAGTGCATTTGTAGTAGACCCTCGTTGTTCACAGCTAAAAGCTGCAATGATGGGCGGGTATAGGTTTCATAAAAAGAACGGGACTATAGATAAAAACAAACATAGCCACGTTGCCGAAGCCTTACAGTACTTTATGCTACATGTAGGCTCTGCGTCTGACGGAGATTTACTAGCTAGACGTAGGGAAATAAAAACTGTATCGGCAGGAGGATGGACATGACGAGACTTGACACATTATATTGTGTGTGTTACGCCATAGGCGTGTTACTACACAAGCTCTCCCTCTCAGGCTTGTTTTTATGACTATTTTGCCCTCGCCATCTCCTCATCTCTGGCGGGGGTTTCTTTTACTTGCATGAAAACTTGACTAGATGTATAACTATATACATATTGTAATAAGGAGTACATACAATGCCTAAAGGAAAACCCATGGGTTACGGTAAACCAACCAAAAAAATTAAAACAGGTACGTAAATATGGCGGGTCTTTCAATGTTACGTGTTGTTAGCAATGACGATATGGTAAAAGCTGAAGAAGCAAAAATCCGTAGTGATATGGAAGAACGCCAAAATAGTGAGCTTATACTAGGTCTTGCCGCACATGTTAAAGCATGTTGGAATCCTGCACGTATAGCTAAAAAGCCTATAGAAAATATAATGTTACGCGCCCTTAGACAGCGTAACGGTGAGTATGAAGCTGACAAACTTAGTCAGATCAAAGCTCAGGGCGGCTCAGAAGTATACATGATGCTAACAGAAGTTAAGTGTCGTGGGGCGGAGAGTTGGCTCAGAGATATTTTGTTGGACACAGGTTCTCCTCCCTGGGACTTAAGCCCTACACCTATCCCTGACCTTGGCCCTGAGCAAGAAGAAAAAATAAAAAACATTTTTGCGCAAAGCGTAATAAAAGTTTTACAAACATCAGGTCAAGCACCCAGTGAAGAAGAAATGGCAGAGCTTGAAGAAGTTGCTGCACAAGATTTTAGATTTGCTGTACTGCAAGAAGCACAAAATCGTGCTGATAAAATGAAATTAAAAATTAACGATCAGTTTGCCCAAGGTGGTTGGGCTGATGCGTTTGATGAATTTATTACTGACATGGTTACCTACCCGTCAGCTTTTATAAAAGGCCCAGTAGTACGACGACAACGTGTTTTAGGTTATAGCCGAGCGTCAGATGGTACTACTATTGTAGAAGGTACTGAGCGTTTAGGCCCTGAGTATGAACGTGTTAACCCCTTTAATATATACCCAGAACCTGGTATTACACATATTAATGAAGGGTATATATTTGAACATCACCCTATGAGCCGTAGTCAATTGTCTGATCTTATTGGTGTACCTGGCTATGATGAAGACGCTGTACGAGAAGTTTTAAAAATTGGTAATGGCCAGTCTTGGATCAATGAAGATGTAAAGTTACAAGAAGAAGAGCAGGAACGTAAGTACTATTCTTATGAATCTCCTACAGAAACCTTTGATGCTTTAGAGTTTTGGGGTAAAGTTAGTGGCGAAATGTTACTAGACTGGGGTTTATCAGAGGAAGATATACCTGATCCTGCTAAAGAATACGATGCAAACGTGTGGGTTGTAGGCAATTATGTTATAAAAGCACTACTAAACTACGACCCTTTAGGCGAAAAACCATATGTTAAAACGTCATTTATTAAAGCTCCAGGCGCGTTCTGGGGTAAAGGTATACCGGAAATCATTGAAGACTTACAGAATGTTTGCAATGCAGCAGCACGTTCCCTTGTCAACAATATGGGACTCGCGTCTGGGCCTCAAGTTGAAGTTAACCTTGAGCGTATCCCTCCTAATGAGGATATTACGCAATTACATCCTTGGAAAATTTGGCAGGTAACTAACGATCCTTTAGGTTCTAGCGCTCCAGCTGTAAGGTTTTCACAACCTGATTCTCGTGCTAATGAGTTAATGGGTGTTTACGATAGGTTTAGTAAACTAGCGGACGACCATTCAGGCGTTCCATCCTACGTTACAGGTGATCTTAATGTATCCGGTGCAGGTCGTACTGCTTCTGGATTGTCTATGCTTATGGGTTCAGCCGGTAAAGGTATACGTCAGATTGTTATGTATATAGATAACGATGTTGTCCGTCCTATTGTACAGCGGCAGTTTGTATATAATATGAGATACGACGAAGATGAGTCTATTAAAGGTGATGTAGAAGTACTAGCCCGTGGCGCTATAAACTTAGCAGTTAAAGAAACATTAAATGTTAGACGTGTAGAGTTCTTAAACGCTACTGCTAATCCGATTGATGTGGAAATTGTAGGTCAAGATGGTAGAGCAGCTTTACTACGTGAAGTAGCTAAAGGTTTACAAATGCCTGTAGATGACATTGTACCTTCAAGAGAAAAAGGTTCGCAACAAGCGCGAGGCCAAGCAAAGATGGCTGCGCAGCAACCTGCCCCAACACCTACACAACCTGACGGATCACCTAAAGGTGGCGGCGATGGCAATGTTGTAAGTAACCAACAAACGGGGGCAGTATGAAGCGTCCCGATAACGATACAATAAAAGTGTTGGCTGCAGCTACGCGCCAACATCCAGCAATACTCTCCTGGTTCGATAGCTGGTATCAGCACGAGCTAGAGCAGTTGCCTAATATAGGCAGAGAGAACGTGACACGTTCACAGGGGCGGTGTCAAGTTCTCAAAGAGGTCAGAGACCTTTTAGAAAAGTCCCCTGAATATGCAGCACAGTCTTCCCCATGAGACAGCTGTTTAATTACGCATACCGATAGGAGCGTTTAACATGGCAATACCAGCGCAAGTTAGAAAACAGTCTGAGGCTGTTCAGAAATTGTATGATGATCTTAATGAAGATGTTACAGAACAGGATGTTGTATCCGAGGCTGTAGTTGAAAACATTAAGCCTGACCCAGTGGAAGACACCGACAGTGTAGAACAACAAGCAGTCGAATCTACTAATAACGAGCAAGTAAAAGTAGATGATGTAGATGAAGAAGAAACATTTGAGAAGAGATATAAGTCTCTTCAAGGAATGTATAATGCTGAAGTACCACGTCTTCACGCCGAAAAGCGTGAACTGGAATCGCGTGTTTCACAACTAGAAACGTTAATGACAACTTTAAGTGAGCCTAATGTAGCTTCTACTTCACCAGCACAAGTCCTAGTGACAGATGCTGACGTAGAGGAGTATGGCGAATCTATAGATGTTATGAGGCGTGTAAGTCGTGAAGAGGCTGCAAGCCAACAGTCGCGCATTGACCAGTTAGAAAATCTTGTACGAGGGATGCAAACCAGCGTAGTGCCGCAAGTGCAGCAACTACAGCATAGGCAAGCAGTTACCACGGAACAAGCGTTCTGGGCTGATATTCAGACCGCAGTACCTGACTGGCAGGAGGTTAACACAGACCCGGAGTTTCAATCCTGGTTACTTGATGTAGACCCTCTAACAGGTATAAGCCGACAAACTTATCTGGATGACGCACAGCGTAATCTTGATTCACGGCGTGTGACCAATTTCTTTTCTACATGGAAGACGCAAACTGGCCAGTCTGTTGCTCAACCCAGTCGGCAAGCTACTGCTAATTCACAACTTGAGAAACAAGTTGCTCCAGGACGAGGTCGTTCTAGCGCTACTAAAAACTCAGGTGAACCTGCTACTTACTCTTCAAACGATATTAAGAAATTCTTTTCTGATGTTCAAAAAGGTAAGTATAAAGGGAAAGAGCAAGAGCGTGACCGAAAAGAGCGTGACATTTTCGCTGCACAGCGGGAAGGTCGCATTGTCACTGCATAATTAAACATAGGAGCCAATCATGGCATTTCCAGTATCCCCAGGTAACCCGGCCTATTCGGGTAACTTTATCCCTGAAATTTGGTCAGGAAAACTAATTGAGAATTTCTACGATGCAACAGTATTGTCAGCAATCTCAAACACTGCTTACGAAGGTGAAATTCGTAATATGGGTGACACGGTAAATATCCGTACCACACCAGAAATCACTATTCGTGATTACGTTAAGGGTCAAACTTTATCAGTAGAGAACCCTGACAAAGCTAAGTTGCAACTTCTAATTGACAAAGGCGAGTACTTTGCCTGTGTTGAAGACGATGTTGATAACATTCAGTCTGACGTAAACTTAATGGACACATGGTCTAAAGACGCTTCTGAGCGTATGAAAATTAAGATCGACCAACGTGTTCTTACTGATATACTTCCAGATATTTCTGCACTTAATAAAGGCGCAACTGCCGGTGCAATTTCTGGTGATATTGATTTGGGTACGCAAGGCGCACCTGAAGCATTGACTACAACCAATGTAATTGATTTGATTGTTAATATGGGTACAGTATTAGATGAAGCTAATGCTCCTGAATCAGATCGTTACCTTGTAATTCCAGCTAAGATGGCTGGTTTAATTAAGCGTTCAGACCTTAAAGATGCGTCTATTACTGGTGATTCTACATCGCCTTTACGTAATGGTCGTTTAGGTATGATTGATCGGTTCACAGTTTACATGAGCCACAACATCAAGAAAACTGGTGCTAACTTTGACGTTATTGCTGGTCATAAAATGGGTTTCACTTTTGCATCACAGATGACAGAAATGGAAACTATTCGCTCCGAATCAACATTCGGCAATATTGTTCGCGGTTTACAAGTGTATGGTTACAAGGTTGTAAAACCTGAAGCTATCGCTCAAGCCGTTGTAACGCTTTAATCGGAGGTCTGAATTATGGCTACTTATACTGAAGGAACTGGTTTCAATAAAGGAACTGCTGCTATACCCAATAATGGGCTTAACAAACTTTCTATGATTGAGGTAACTCTTAACTGGGCTACTATCGCTGCTGATCGTGCAGCTGCAGGTCAAACTGCAATTGGTGCGAACGACATCTTAGAAGTTATGCCTATCCCTGCTAAAACTTACGTTATGCAAGTTGGGTTAGATGTTACTACTGCTGAAGGCGGTACTTGTACTGTTGATGTTGGCGATGCATCAGACCCAGATGGGTTTCTTGATGGTGTGAACGCAAACACTGCTGCATCCTACGCTACTGCGTTGGTATTAGCTGAAGCTGCTCCAAACACTGTAGTGGGTTACAGCAACGGTAAGTACTACGCCGCTGCAGATACTATTGACATTAAAACTGTTAATGCTGCTGATGCTGCTGTTATGCGCTTATGGGCGCTAGTTGCAGATTGCAGCTAAGTAACTAAAAGATTGGGGGCTAACGCCCCCTTTCATCTTATTTAGGAGATAACATATGCCTACTAATTTAACTGGTTCGGATATAAAAGATACTTACGACCAACTACTACATGTTAGTGATGGCCCTGCTTCAGCTGAAAAAGTAGTACATGGCGGTACAGGTGTTGCTACTGCTTTATCTATTGGTACAGGGTCTGTTTCTATAGATAATATTAAATTAGATGGCAATGTCATTTCTACTACAAACACTAACGGTAATCTAACTTTAACTCCTAACGGTACAGGCGAAGTACAACTTACAGGAAAGTTTGGTTATTCTACAGGTGGCGGTACTGTAACTCAAGCTACAAACAAAACTACAGCAGTAACTTTAAACGCTAAAAGCGGGCAAATTACTATGAACAATGCAAGTATGTCTAGTAATACTACAGCTGGATTTACACTTACTAATAGTTTTATAGCGGCTACAGATGTTGTTATAGTAAACATAGCTAGCGGCGCAACAGCAGATGGGTATATACTTACCGTAGATGCAGTAGCTGCAGGCAGTTGTAGAATTAGTGTACGTCATAATAGTGGCGGCGCATTAAGCGAAGCACTAGTACTTAATTTTGTAGTTATTAAAGGAGTTACATCTTAATGGCTAAGTACCAAGGTAAAAGCGTTACCCTTAATAAACCTAGCAGAATTAGTAAGGGTCAACCAGGATATGGGCGTAAAAAATCTCAGGTTTATGTAAAAGGGAAAAGTGATAAAGTAGTAAAAGTTATGTTCGGTGATCCAAACATGACTATTAAAAAAGAACAGCCAGGTAGACGTTCTAATTTTAGAGCGCGTCATAATTGTGATAACCCTGGCCCTAAAACAAAGGCACGATATTGGTCGTGTAAAGCGTGGTAATATGGCAAAAGGCAAAGCAAAACCTAACAATCCTAAGTTATGGGCAGCAAAAATAAGGGCTGCTAAACAAAAGTTTGATGTGTACCCTAGTGCGTATGCTAATGCTTGGGCATCTAAACAATATAAACAAGCTGGCGGTACTTGGTCTGGTTCAGATAATAGGGTTAAGTAATATGGCTAAAGAAGGTTTAGGTAAATGGTTTGCTGAAAAATGGGTAGACGTAAGTTCAGGCGAACCCTGTGGTAGGTCTACAGCACAAAAAACTTCTAGGGGTTATCCTGCCTGCCGACCTAAATCTATATCTGATAGGATGACAAAAAAAGAAAAAGATGATATGGCTAGAAAAAAGACTAGTTCTAAACGCCAGAGTTGGCCCGTTTCGCCTTCAGGTACAAGGAAGACAGTATGAAACAGCGTTGGTTAAAAAATATTAATGACGGTTTTATTTATGGATGGGATGAGTATTTAGAAAAACATCCTCTTGTAAAAGAAGTTACTGAAGAAGAAGCCTTCCCTGAAAAATTTTTAAAGCCTTTACAAGTAAAACGTGCTAAAGCTACTAGAGCTAAGAATAAATCCAAGCTAGACCTTACTACTGAAAACGTATTTGAGTCAGCTCCTATTACAACTGCACCAGAGTTAGCTGCTGATGCTTCACGGGGGTTACCTGAATGACACCGCAAGATGTAATTGATGATGTAAGACAGTTAGTACAAGATACTGACTCTGCGTCTTATAGATACACTGACGCTGAAATGTTAGGGTTTGTTAATCAAACTGTAAAACGTGTAATTATTTTAAGACCTGATTTATTTTCTACTATAACAACTATAACAACTACGCCAAATACTGTTATACAGTCTATGCCGTCTGACTCGTTACGGCTTGTAGAACTTTACTCTGTACAAAGTGGTAATGTTTTAACAGAAGTAAATAGAGAATCTTTAGATCAAACTTATCCTGCTTGGGTTAGTGATCCAGCAGGTACTCCGTATAACTATATGCGCCATGTTAGAAATCCTAATAGATATTTTTTATATCCGCGACCTGTTTCTGGCATTGTAATAACCGGTGAGTACGTACAGATACCTGCGGACTATGCTATTGGAGCTACTATTGCATCTCTTCCTGATGCTTATTTACCTGCCTTGGTAGACGGCACTGTGTTTTTAGCTGAGTCTATTGATGACGAACATGCAAACAATGGTCGTGCTAAATTATTCCTAGATTCATTTACTGCTTCACTTGGCGCAGGCTTGACTAGCCGTGAACTAACCGACAGTGAAAGCGGCGGATTAGAACGTGCTAGACGACTAGCAGGGGATAAGTATAAAAGGATGACTGTATAATGGCCACACGTTCTTATATTTCACTTGCTGCTAGGATTAACCCTAGCGTACCAGGGTGTTCTTTACCTATGCTAGAACAGTATATTAGAGATGCTTCAATAGCTACATGCGAACGTACTTTAGCGTGGCGGTATGAACAACCTACATTTAACCTAACACCTGGCGTTTATAAGTATGCTTACAATAAACCGGTAGAAACTACTGTACAAACAGTAATGTACGCCTCACTTAACGATTCTCCTTTATCGGCAGTTACATTAGAAGACGCTACTCGAAGGTATCCTAACTGGGCAAAAACTTCTACTACTGACGCTGACATAGCTTTGTACGGCTCACAACCTATGGTGTTTACACAGCTTAGCCCTAATAGTTATATTGTGTTACCAGCTCCAGATGCTGAGGCAACTTATACAATACGTATGATATATGCTTTAAAACCTAGCCGTGATTCCGAAGGTATGGATGAAGTAATAATGGACGAATTAGAGCCAGCTATAATACATAAAACATTACAAGAACTATTAGTACTCCCCGGAGTTGCATGGTCTGACAGAGAGTTAGCATCTTATCATGCGAAACAATTTATTTCTAAGGTTTCTGAGTATAGAGCTAATGCAAGCCTAGGTAATATGCGTGCTTCAGTTTCTGTGCGTATGCGACCCTTTGCTTAGGAGACCGTTATGGATGCAAGACTTTCAACCCCTCGAATAGAATTAGTAAGCAGCGATACAGGGCCTCAACTTCAGTTTACTGTTACTGATAGTTTAACTGGTGCGGCTGTTGATCTTACTAATGCTACTGTAACAATGCACTTTCGCGCTGTCGGAACTACTACTAATTTGTTTAGTAGAACGTGCGCCGTTTCTTCTCCTCCTGCAGATGGAGTGGCTGTCTTATCATGGCAAAGCACTGACCTTAACCGCGCTGCTGGAGATTACGAAGGTGAATTAGAAACAGTACTATCTGATGGCACTAGACAAACTGTATATGATACAATTCAGTTTAGATTGCGAGAGGACTTTGCGTGAAGATAAGAGCCACTACGCAACAAATACGGGCTAGAGTAACTACTACCGCGTTTAACCTTGCTACGAGGGCTACAAATTTTGCGTTAACTACACGAGCGCACGCCTACAAAATAAAAATAGAAGTAGGACATTTTTTAAGTTTAAAGTTTTTTACTGAAACTATATCTATACTATCTTTACCTGCATTGTTTTTTAACAAAGCGGGTATAACTGATTCAGCTACTATAGATGATACAACTGTACTAGACCCTAACAAAGGTATTACAGACACTACTACAGTTAGTGAAGTATTTGCTAAAGTGCAGGATAAAGGTTTTACAGATAGATTTAGTATTGAAGATGGCGGGTTATATTTTTTAGAAGATTATACTTCTATTGATTATACTGCCGGTACACAGCCTATACTTTCTATGGGTAAAAATATATCAGACTCTGCAGGGTTTAGTGATGTAATAGGTAACTTTAGTATAACTAAAGGTATAGTTGATATACCTATGTTTACTGATGGTATAGCCTTAAATAAAAGCAAATTAATAGAAACAGATACTGCAAATGTATCAGAAGCATATGCAGCGTTGTTTAGTAATTCAGCTACTGATGGGATAACAGTTGCCGAAAACTTTATTACGTTGTATAGTAAGGGTGTGGCTGATAGTGCTGCTTGGTCTGACATCTCTTCATTGGTGATTGGCCCTGTTGTGCAGGATGCTTTAAATACATCAGACTCAGGTAGTCTAAGGTCGCAAGGTTATTGTAGCTTTGACTATTTTGCAGCAGACTATGTTGGAACTTCGTTAACCTTCTAAGGGGTATGGCAATGAACTCAAAAGAAAACTTAGGTCTATCCGGGAAGCTGACGCTTGTCCTAACTGATAGCAATGGTCGTGTAAAAGAAGAACGACACCTAAAAAATTTAATCGTAAACGCAGGCTTAGGCCATATAACTAGTCGTATGACTGCAGCATCCTCAGATGTAATGTCTCATATGGCTTTAGGTAGCGGCTCAACTGCTGCTGCTGCAGGCAATACAGCACTCGGCTCTCAATTAGGTAGTCGCGTAACTTTTACTAGTGCAACACGTAGCGGCTCTAACAATGAAAGTATTGCATATGTTACTACTTTTGGCGCAGGTGTAGCTACAGGTGCAGTAACCGAAGCAGGTATTTTTAATGCTTCTTCTTCTGGTACAATGCTTTGTCGTACCGTATTTGCTGTAGTTAACAAAGGTTCAGGTGACACACTACAAGTTACATGGACAGTTACATTAGCAGCTTCGTGAGGTAACTAATGGCAACTATTGTAACTAGATCAGGTAAAGGCTCACCGCTTACAAACGGAGAAGTAGACGCTAACTTTAATAATCTTAATAGTGATAAAGTTGAAACGTCTACTATATCTGGGTTTGGGGCAACGCTCATTGATGATGCAAATGCAACAGCAGCTAGGATTACATTGGGCGTAGGTACAATAGCTGTACAAGCTGCAAACAACGTAGACATAGACGGAGGTAGTATTACTGGCATTACAGATTTAGCTGTAGCCGATGGTGGTACTGGCGCGTCAAATATATCTGCTGCGCAAACAAACTTACAAGTAGACCCTGCCGGAACTGCGGTAGCTCTAGCAATCGCATTGGGATAATATATCATGGCTAATACATTTAAAGTAAAAACTTTTGGTGGAGGCAGCACAAACGCTAATACAGCAATGACAGTGTATACTGCACCTTCTAGTACATCGACAACAATAATTGGTCTTACAATAGCAAACATTATTGCTACACAAGTACTGGTTAGTGTTCAGTTAGAAAACAATGACGGTAACAACGTATATTTAATTAAAGATGCGCCAATATCTTCAGGTGGTTCGTTTGTTCCTATAGGCGGTGACCAAAAAGTTGTTATGGAAGCATCCGATATTTTAAAAGTTACTTCTAATACGGCAAATTCTGTCGATAGCACATTGAGTATTTTGGAGATCACCTAATGCCATATCAAGGTAATACACCAGTAGAATCTTATATAGCTACTGTAAAAGATTCGTTTAATGGTAACGGTTCTACTACTGCTTTTACAATGTCAAAACCGACACAGGTAAATGACGTTAGGGTAGTTGTAGAAAATGTTATTCAAGACCCATCTGTAGCATATACTGTATCAGGAACTACGATTACCTTTACATCTGCTCCCCCCTCTGGGACAAATAATATATATGTAATACATCTTGGCCCTGCTGTAGCAACAGCACAACCTCCCGCTGAAATAGCTGATGCTACTACGTTTGCATCTAATGTATCTGTGCAAGGTTCGTTTACCTCACCAGGTATTGACGATAACGCAGACGCAGTGGCACTTACGATTGACAGTTCAGAAGTCGTACTTGTCGGTAAAACATCTAATACATTTTCTCAACAGGGCGTAGCATTACGCGCTAACAACGACAGCCAAATTACACGAGATGGCGGTAACCCGCTTAGTTTAAACCGGACATCTAATGATGGTGATATTGCTAAGTTCTTTAAAGACGGCTCTGCTGTAGGTAGTATTCAATCTCGTGGAGGCACAGTAAGCACACTTATTCTTGACCCAAGAACTAATGGAGGTGGTCTTACTGGGACAGCAAATGCAGTAATGCCTACCAGTAATGCAGGTGTAATAGGAGATGCTAATACATCGCTAGACTTGGGTGCAAGTGGATATGCCTTTAGGAACGCTTACCTATCAGGCGGTGTATACCTCGGTGGCACTGGGTCGGCTAATAAGTTGGACGATTATGAAGAAGGGACTTTTCAGTTAACAATGACTGGCAAAACTGGTGGTGCTGTAGGGTCTGGACGGTATGTTGTGGTAGGCAATATTTGTCATTTTAGTTGGTATAGTGGTACTCAAAGTATTACTAGCTCAGTAGCAGGGGTGTTAAGTGGTTTGCCTTTTACTCATGTCAGTACTGGAAATAGTGCGTATGCAGCCGTTATTCTTGCTCACAATACTTGGGTATCAGATGCACCTACAGGATACATAAACCTAGGAACTACTTCAATATACCCTACTGCTCTTAATAATACATACGCAAGCAATACGTCTACTGGAAGTAAAGCCGTTATGTGTTCAGGAAGTTATACAATAGCGTAACCCACTCAGAGATTGGGTCGGACAGGTGGCAATAACGCCACGATAAACAACATAGGAGGCCAATATGGCACTAACAAAAGTAATAACAGAAGATAAAATTGAAGTCGTTGGAGATCACAAAAATATTCAAGTGAGAACCAAAACCTCGGTTATGGAAGATGGTGTAGAACTATCATCAGGTTTCCATCGTCACGTCTTATCTTGCTCAACTAAATCAGGTGATACATGGGCAGACACTGACATCAGTAAGCAGTCAACCGAAGTGAAAGCAATATGCAATGCAGTTTGGACAGACGCAGTGAAGACTGCATACCAGACAGCTATGGATGCAGCAGAAATATAAGGGATAGTAGCCAATGACTAAATCAAGAGATACAGCCAATATAATTAAACAGCCATTTACACAAACTCTTGGTACGTCAAACTATAGAGCAGGTGTTAACGCAGGTAACTCAATAGCATCTGGCGGTAACTACAACGTGGTTGTGGGTGACGAAGCAGGTACTGCTATTACGACGGGGGATGACAATGTAGCTATTGGCTTTGAGGCACTTAAAGCAGAAGATACTACAAAAGGCGCAACTGCTGTAGGGTATCGTGCTTTACTACAACAAAACTTAGGTTCAGACGGCTACAATGTAGCAGTAGGACACAGCGCAGGTATTTCTAACACTACAGGTGTTTCTAACACTTTTATTGGTGGTTTTTCAGCAGGTAGCGCAACAGTAACAGGGGCAAGCAATACAGCAGTTGGTAGAAACTCTTTATATGCTCTAACTTCGGGTACTCAAAATGTGGCGATAGGTGCTTTAGCTGGCGATGCAATTACGACAGGTTCTTACAATGTAGCATTAGGTAAGTCAGCATTAGAAAACAACACCACCGCAAGTAACAACACTGCTGTTGG